ATTGACAATTACGCGTCTGTAAGTTATAATGTTATTATCAAATCAAAACATACACCGAAAGGGGGTGAAATTGATGAATACTCCGGAACTTAACGCGGCAATGGCGAGAAAAGGTCTTAACGCAAAAGACTTGTCTAACGCAATCAAGAAGTCTCACGTTTCGTTTAACAAGAAACGGTACGGCGAAGTGCCCTTCGACGTGAACGAGGTTCGCGAGATAGCTTCCGCGCTTGCTCTCACGATAGAGCAGGTTGATGTAATTTTTTTTGACGGTAGCTTACGCGGCAGTAACTCATACACCGTTAACGCACCTTAATGTTACCACGGTGTAATGCTTTTGACAATAGAGCGTGGCTAATTTAAGCGGCGGCGAATATCCAGTTTCGCTGTAAATTCAATAGGCGATTATACAGAGAGGGTGTAGATTATGGAAAAAGAGAACAAATACTTTCAAGCAAGGCGGGAAGCGGCGGCAAAGAAAGAAACGCTTTGGAGCAGGGAACGGGCGGCGGAATTACTCGGAATATCACCGTCCACGCTCGCGAACTACGAATTGGGAGTAACAAAGACGGTTCCGCCCGACGCCGTTGTTATGATGGCTGACCTGTATAACGCTCCCGAATTGAAATGCTATTACTGCGCTAACGATTGCCCTATCGGGAAAGGTATGCCGATTCCCACAAAAATAAGCGGGATTGAGCTGATAACCGTCAAGGTAATCAAAGTATTGTCGCCGGGGAATGTTGAAGAGGCAAAATCAAAGCTCGTTGAAATCTCAACGGACGGGAAGCTGACAAGAGACAACCTGCCCTCGGCGGCTTGGCTTATCGGCTACCTTGATGAGCTTACCAAAACGCTCGGAGAGCTTCGGCTGACGTGTCAAAAGTTTATGGCAGAGGGTGGTGTAGATGTCAAGTGACAGAAACGCGAAAATGAGAAAAATGCTCGCCGACGATTACGGCATTATGAGCAACGAGGAGCTTGCACGGGCGATTTACGAAATGAGAAAAGCAAATTTAGCTATTATGCTGGCTCCGTTAGGAAAGGAGAAGAATGAAACAAAAGAGGTGCAACCAAACGGCAATGTTAATTACGTTAGGCATCGTCGCACTGTTTACAAGTTCGGTGACGGTGAAAGCGACGGGAGAGACGCAGACGATTTTCGCGCAACAGCCGGAAGTCTACATACGACCGGTTGAAGACGGCGAACAGGTGATTGCAAACAGGGCGACACAAAACCTCATACCGATAAAGGCGGCGTTTCCGTATCAAGGTTTTACCGGCGAAGACGTTACAAAGCCCTCGAACCTTACGGAAGAGCAAATAACGGAGTATCTCGAAAGATTCCCAGCCCTGCAACCGATAGCCGGTATTATCGCGGAAGCCGATAAAGAGGGATTAAACGCCGTATTCTCGTTAGCGGTGATAAGGCTTGAAAGCGGGAACGGCGAGCGCGTCGTCCGTAAAAACAACCTCGGAAGTATCAAGTGTTTTTACACGGGCGAGTTCAAAGAATACGCAACAATCGAAGAGGGCGCGGAAGCGTTTGTATGGCTTTTAACGAACAGCTACTTGTGCGAGAGCGGTTTATATTTTAACGGGTACAGCGTGGAAGCGGTACAAACGTGTTACAATCCCGGACACCCGGAATGGTCGGAAGGAGTAACCGAAATTATGGAAGAGATTCATCACTACTTTAAGGAGGGCTTGAAATGAGCTACGAAAGCGACTTACTGACCGGAGAAGTTATTCAGATAATCGCGAAACGGACGGTTGATAAAATCAACAGTTATCCGAAGCGTTACGGGCGGACGGTTGATAATTATTTCGACCTGCTCTTCCCGGACGAGGTAAACGCCTATTTCGCGGGGAAAAGAATAAGCGAGCTCGGAAGAGCAAACGGAGAAAGGAGGGTTGCGGAATGTGTACAGTGTGCAGGAGCTTGACGACTTGCTATCAAGGGTGCCCCAACGCTCCCGAGCCGAGAAAGGTGTGTACCTGCGGGAAGTGCAATGACGACATTGTTGAGGGTGACGAGTATTACCAAACGCCGGACGGCGAGGCTTTATGCGGAGACTGCGCGGACGGAATGACAACCTGCGAACTTCTCGCCTATATGGGTTGCGAGCGCGTTACAGCGGAGGTAGACGATTATGATTAAAACGCTGAACCTGCCGGAGCTTACTTTTGACGAGAATAAGCACATCTACAAGCTGAACGGCGCGGTTATCCCGAGCGTTACGAACATCATGCAACCCCTGTCACAATCTTATTACGGCGGGATTGACGAGGACATACTCGAAACGGCGGCAAAACGCGGCAGGACAGTCCACCAGTCCATAGAGAACTTCTTAAAATTCGGGATTGACGATATTCCGTCGGAGCACGAAGGGTATTACAAGGCGTTCAAAACATGGTGGAAAGACAAGTCACCGACCCTTATAGCTACCGAAAGCCGGGTTTATCACAAAGTTTACAGATATGCCGGAACAGCGGATTTAAGCTGTATTGTTGACGGAACAGACGTATGCGTCGATTTTAAGACCTCGGCACAAATCGTTGAAATGCTCGCGAGGGTACAGCTCGAAGCCTATTCCAAAGCATACGAGAGTCACGACGCGAGACCCGCCGGAAAAGCTATTGTTCATCTCCAAAAGGACGGAGAATATAAAATGGTTTCGTACCAGTCGAGAGATACGGAGGCGTGGGAAATCTTCATCGCTCTCTTGACTGTAAAGAATTATCTTAATAAATACGGGAGGTAAAGAAATGCAAGCAACATCAACGGAAACAAAGCAACTCGAAGGGGAAACGGTCGTGGCGATTCTTCCTATTGTAAAAGAGGATAACCGCGAGAATGAGCTCTCGCAATCAATATCCACGGTTGAGCTCAAAGCGGAGGCTATTGTAATCGCGAACGACGACGATTACAAAGAGGCGTCCGAGTTCGGTCGGGAAATCAAGCGAGCGGCGGCTGACGTAACCGCGTTCTTCAAACCTATGAAAGAGGCGGCGAACAAAGCGCACAAACAAGTCTGCGACAGAGAAAAGGTTATGCTCGGTCCCCTGCAAAGAGCGGAATCCACACTTAAACGCGCAATGGGCGATTACGCCCTGCAAAAGGAGCGTGAACGCCAAGCGGCGGAAGCGGAAGCTCGCCGTATAGCGCAGGAAGAGGCTGACAGGAAACTTGCGGAAGCCATTAAAGCCGAGCAGGAAGGAGACGCGCAAACGGCGGCAACGGCTTTAATGGAAGCCGATTTCGCCGACAGAATGAGCAACACCATAACGGTCGCGGTTGAGCAACCGAAAGCCGAGGGAATCAGTACGAGCAAGGATTGGGAAATCGTGAGCATCGACGAGAGAAATGTGCCGGTCGAGCTTGTCGGCGTTATGCTTCGCCCGATAGACGCAAAAGCGGTTATCCGCCTTATAAGGTCAAGCAAAGGAAGTGTTCAAATACCCGGAGTGGTTTATAAAGAAGTCGTTAAAACATCAATAAGAAAGTGAGGTTTAATCATTATGGGAAACGGAGCAAACGCCGGTAACGGAGCTAACACATCGTGCAATCTCGCGCTTACGGTAACTTACGAGAGTGCGTTCGGAGAAGTCAATATAACGGCGGACGACGTAAAGAGATATTTAATCCGCGGCGGCGGAAATGTCACCGACCAAGAAATCAAACTCTTCATGGAGCTGTGCAAGTACCAAAAGCTCAATCCGTTCGTGGGAGAAGCCTATCCTATTAAGTTCGGCAATGATTTTCAGATGGTTGTAGGCTACGACGCTTACAAACGCAGAGCCGAGGAAAACCCCGCATATTCCGGACGTAAATCTGGCATTGTGGTTTTAAGAGGCGAGGCGGTTGTTCAAAAAGAGGGTACCTGCCTCTATCCCGGAGAAGAGCTTATAGGCGGTTGGTGCAGGGTTTACCGCGAAAGGAACGGGAAAACGAAAGAGGATTATAAAGAGGTTGGTTTTAAAGAGTACGACAAGGGGCAAGCCAACTGGAAGTCAAAGCCTTGCACGATGATTGAAAAAGTCGCTGTATCGCAAGCACTCCGCGCGGCGTTCCCTAACGATTACGCCGGAATCTATACGGAAGAAGAGGCGGGTCCCGGCGGGGAAGGAAATGCGGTGATTGACGCGGAGTATAAAGAAATCGAAACTATCAATCAAGAACAGCGTCAACAGCTTTTCGCAAAGGCAAAAGAGAAGTTCGGTACCGTCTTCGCAGATACGCTTAAAGGCATAATCACGGAATACGGGCTCGAATCCACAAACGCTATGCCGGTTACAACGTGGGAAGCAGTTATAAAGAGAATAGACGAATGGGAGGAGGTTCCCGCTTATGAAGAAGGTGATACTGCCGACCCTCATTGACTTGCGAAAGGAGGTGTATCGCAGACAAAGAAAACGGGGAGGGGGTGACGGATATGGCGAGGAAGAGGATTCTTGACCCCGGAATATGGCAAAGCCAAGATTTCGGAAACCTAACGACGCTTGCGAAGCTCGTTTTCATAGGATTGTTTTCGCAAGCGGACGATGAGGGACGGGGAAGAGCGAATCCACAATACATCAAAAACACGTTATTCCCGTATGATGAGGACTTAAAACGAAAAGACATTGAATCCGCTTTTTCGGAAATCGCTAAGAATATGTCGATAGTGTTTTACGAGTCCGACGGCGGCGAATACTACGCACTCACTCATTGGGAGGTTTGGCAAAAAGTCGATAAGCCTCAAAAAAGCAAGCTCCCGGAACCGCAGGGAAATAGCCGTAATTTCACAGAGCAGGAAACAACGGGAACAGCCCCCAAAGAAACAAAGGGGAAGAAAACAGCTAAATTTATTCCGCCCACTCTCGAAGAGGTAAGAGCTTATTGCCGAGAACAAAAAAATCAAGTAGACCCCGAAAGGTTTATCAATCACTACACTTCAAACGGGTGGAAAGTCGGCAAAACCTTAATGGTTGACTGGAAAGCGGCTGTTCGCACTTGGGAAAAGAATAGTAAGGAGTTCAACACAAATGGAGCGGTTAAGCGAGATAATAGCGAGTTCGACCCGGCAGGTATGCAACGATTCCACAACGCCCTCGAAGAGTGCGGCGAGGAATGAAATGATTCTGTTGAGCAACGACCCACGTGTTATCGGAAACCCGGAAACGCCTCCCCCAGTAATCTGCGAGTTTTGCGGAGCGGAAAGGTATACAGAAGGAATTAACCTGCTCGGAAGAGTAATATGGTTCCCCGGCGGAGCGAAAGCCTGTTCGTGCCCCAAAGGTAAAGCTCATCACAATAAGCTCGAAAAAGAGCGGGAAGCTCAAAAAGAAGCAGAGCGCAAAGAAGAGGAAAACCGCAAAATGCGCGAAAGGGTAAACAAAGTCATCAATGAGAGCGGAATGGGCGAGCGATTCTTACAGCGGACGTTCGAGAATTTCACCGCCGACACAAAGGAGCGGAAACTTATTTTAGCGGCGGCGAAGACTTATGCGGGAAAGTTTGAAGAAATGCTCCCCAAACGCGGAAAACCCCTGCCGGGAAGAAACGGTTTTTTTATTGCCGGCACGAAAGGCACGGGGAAAACGCACATCGCGGCATCAATAGCGAATTATCTGTTACAGCGCGGAATCTCGGTTATCTGCATGACGGAAAGGGACTTGTTCGGCAGGATAAAGAAAACCTATTCCAACAGCGACGGCATAGACGAAAGCGCGGTACGCAGGTTATATGAAACCGTCCCTCTGCTCATTATAGACGACCTCGGAAAAGAAAAACCGTCAGAGTGGACTATATCGACGCTGTACGCTATTATCGACGGAAGGTATGAAAGGGCAATGCCGATTATCATTACGACCAATTATGACGAGAAAAGCCTTGCAATGCGCTTGACTCCTGCCGGAGACGATATTAAAACAGCGGAGGCGATAACGGACAGATTATGCGAGATGTGCAAAAACATCATCATGACCGGCGAAAGCTGGCGGACTAAATGAAAGGAATAAAAGCTATGAGAATCAGAATTTTCAACGAGGAAGACAGGCTTAAATTCGCGGCTGTTCTCATCAAGAACGGCTACCGAGTACATCAAAGCAAATCACAGCGACCGGGGAAAAAGACTATGGATTATTTCCTTGTCGCGGAAGACGTTGCGGAGGGTAAGAATGAAAGTTAGTTTTTGCGTCCACGGCGAACCGAAAGGGAAAGGACGCCCTCGATTCAGCAACCGTAACGGCAGAATAATCACACGAACGCCGGACGAGACAGTTATTTACGAAAACCTTATAAAGGTTGAGTATCAACGGCAATGCGGGAATCGTCGCTTTGAAGATAACGATATGCTGGACTTGAGGATTAACGCGTACTACGCTATACCGGAAAGCGCGAGCAAAAAGAAAAAGAAAGCGATGGAGTCTCTCGAAATAAGACCGACCAAAAAGCCGGACGCCGACAATGTTCTTAAAGTCGTCGCGGATAGCCTTAACCAGTTGGCTTATAAGGACGACGCGCAAATTGTTGACACGCAGATACGAAAGTTTTTCTCGGCAACGCCTCGAATAGAGGTAACAATTCAAAACATCTGAAAAGGAGTATTTTTATGGAAAGCCAAAAAGTATGGGACGTCAACCTTAACGGCGACACGTTCAATTCGTTCAAGAACGATTTTAACATCATCTTGCGTAAGACGCTTATGAACATGGAAGACAAGAGCAGTCAATACGCCGAGGTTACTGTTAAAATGAAAATCTCGCTCTCGGAAGACCAAGTACCGGACGCCACCGTCGTCGGCTACGATGCCAAGCGCGACGTTATCGTCCCGAAGTTCGAGCACACCGTCAGCTCCGTACTGCAAATCAAGGACAAGAAAGGCGGGGCTTTAAGCGGAAGATACGAGCTTATATGGGATAGGGAGCGCGGCGAATACGTCATGCGGGAAATCAAAGAGAATCAAATGAACCTGTTCGACGTCGAAAACGATTTTGACTATCCCGAAAACGGAGACGGAATTGTTGACGCGGAATTTAAAGAATCCACGAAAACAATAGATAGGCGCAAAGTCGCGCTTCTTGAAAGCAAGGAACCGGAAGGCGAGGAGGACAGCGAAGATGAATAACACAAAAATAGACTGGTGCGATTGTTCGTACAATCCCGTGACGGGGTGCCTCAAAGACTGCCCCTATTGCTACGCAAAAGAGATTGTCAAGCGGTTTCAAGGTTACGACGACGGTAACGGAACAGTAACCGTTTACAACCCGAGCAAAGATCTTGTAGCTCTCGCCGAGCCCTTTACAATAACGAGCAAGTTCGGCGTTTCAAGAAGAGCCGCTTTTCCGTATGGGTTTGACCCTACGCTTCACGAATACCGGCTTGACGAGCCTTTCAGAAAAAAGAGACCGAAGACTATATTCGTTTGTTCAATGGCTGACTTGTTCGGGAGCTGGGTCCCGGACAAGTGGATTGAAAAGGTTTTCGATTCCTGCCGAAAAGCTCCGTGGCACCGTTACCTGTTTTTAACCAAAAACCCCTCCCGGTACATCAAGCTCAAAAACGCCGGGAAGCTGTTGAAAGGCGATAACGTATGGTACGGCGCAACCTGCACAAATCCCGATGAGATTCCTTCATGGTTCAGCGAGGTCGGAAAAAACACATTCCTTTCCGTCGAGCCGTTGCTTCAAGATTTTGGAGTTTCAGATAAAATCAAGCAGTCGGGCGTGAAGTGGGTTATCGTCGGAGCGATGACGGGAGTGTTCGCCAAAACCCGAGAGCCTAAAACGGAATGGATATGCAACCTTATATTGAGTTGCGGCTTCGCGAAAGCCGATATGTTCTTTAAGAGTAGCTTAACCGGCATTGTCGGCGAGGAGAATATGCTACGCGAGTTTCCGTGGGAGGCGAAGAAATGAATGAGCGTTATTTATTCCGTGGTAAAGGTGCTTGCAGTGGGAATTGGGAATATGGATATTATGAGTTCTTCAAAGACTATGTCTTTACAGACGGTAGCCACGTAATCAATGTTTACAATAGCGAAGATAACGAAATGCACAAAATTGAAATCTGCCCGGAAACTCTCGGACAATGCACGGGACTTCGCGACAAAAACGGCGTTCTTATTTTCGAGGGTGATATTATTCAACCCGACAAAGAAATATTCATTGAAATATTTGGAGTAGTTAAATTCGGTGAGCATTTCTGCTGTCATAGTTTCGCACAATATGGACTTTATATCAAGTGGAGCGGAGATTACAGAGCGTTAAGAGAAAATATTGTTGACTGGAACGAGAGAGTTGAAATTGTCGGCAACATCTACGACAATCCCGAATTGTGGGAAGGAGCGCGAGTTGAATGAACAGGTTGACAGAGCGAAAAAACGGCGACGCTTTTCTTAAAGGCGTTAGAGGCAGATATTTATACCCAGACCTTAAAGGGCAGGAGCTTTTAGTCAAAGCGTTAAACAGGCTTGCTGATTATGAGGACTGCGGACTTTCTCCGGAAGAGGTAGGCGCGATAATAAAAGGCGGAGGGCAATATTTTACCGGCGTTGAACTCTTTGAAATAGCCAGTGCGCTTAATGAATTAAGAAAGTATAAAGAAACAGAGGGTGGCAAAACAAATAAAGCATATTTTGAACTTCCCGAAAGTTGCGCGAGATGTTTATTCCGCTATGACGATGATTCAAAAGGCTGTTCTGTATGCAGATTAACCAAGTTGAGCCTTATTGAAATTGGCAAGGAAAAATCATACCTTTACACGCACAGGCATAGCGACTGCCCATTAAAAGCAGAGAAAGGAGAAAACCAATGAAAGCGATAACGATTCATCAACCTTACGCTTCGCTGATTGCTTGCGGCGCGAAAATCTACGAGACCTGCTCGCGAAGAACTAACTACCGCGGTCGAATCGCGATTCACGCGGGTTTGCAGTATCCCGCAAAAACACTCGAAGCAAAAGCAAATTGGTATTGGAAAAAAATATAGAGCGCGTTGGGAATGGAAGAACACGATTTTACCGACCCGCATAGTCGTTTAATGCGAAACTTACCGCGAGGTGCGATAATAGCTACCGCAGAGCTTGTTGAGTGTTGGGAAATTAAGAATCTTCATAGATTTTTAGGCGACAATGATTTACAGCTTGTGGCGGCAAACGGAGAGTACAAAAGTCTTGCGGATAACTGTGCAAAAGAGTTGAATTTCGGCGACTTCTCGCTGGGACGATTCGCGTTGGAACTTCGCGACGTGCAAAGGCTTCCCGAACCTATTCCGGTACGCGGTCAGCAAGGGTTGTGGGAATGGGACGATAGCGCGTTAATCCCAGCGGCAAGAAAATCCGAGCAAGAAACAGCATACGGTGGACTTGCTCCCGCAACTTGAAAAGATGATTGATTTTATCAAGCAACACGCACGGTACATTTTCCCCCTCTTACTCATTGCACTCGACGTCGGGGCGGCGATTATGTACTTCCGTGAGCGAGATATAAAGCGGGGTATATACTGGCTCGCGGCGGCAGTCTTAAACGTCTGCGTGACGTTTTGAATCATTAAACTTGAAAGAAGGAGGCTCTTTATGAGAGGAATCAAACGAGACCCGGACTTTTTGAAAGGTTCCACGGACGGGGTAATGGCACTTGTTCAATGCAACGTGGCGCAATTCGACAGGCAAGCGGAAAAAGGCAGGGGGAGAAAACGAGAGCGGGTATTAAAAGCTCAATCGAATATGCCGTGCAGAATCAAGGCATCGTACAGCGAAGGAACCGTCGGCTTTTCCATACGAGAGATTGACTTGCTTATCACAGTAAGGCTTGACGAGCTTATGGAAGTTTTGAAAGAAGCGGCGGAATTTCATCAAAGTTTCAGAGATTCCCTGCCGGTGACTTTCAAAGACGCCGAGTTAGAGAAAAGGTGGGAAGAGTTTACCGAGATTGAACTTGTCGAAGCCGATTCTCCCTCCGGGCTTATCCTCAAAGAAGACTGGTGGATATTCACGAAAGGCACGGACAAGGACGATATATTAACCCATTTCGACAATAACCACAGCAAAGGCTTATCATTCCTGCAAAAGGAATAAAACCAAAACCGCCCTCCCGAAAATCAAGAAAGCGGCTGTAATATGTCCGACAACATCATTATAGCCGATTAAAGCGGAAAAGTCAACAACAATTTTTAGGAGGGAGAGTTATGGCAAAGAAAAAGCGAACCTATGAGAAAATCGACGGCGAGACAATTAAGGAAATAACGCAGGTGGTCGTCGATGTTTTGAGGGAAGAGGAGAGTAAGGCAGTTAAAGAGAGGCACGACAGGAAGAGGGCGAATATGAAAATCCTGTTACGGAATTACCGTTCGCTTGTAGACCACTGCGAGAGCGCGATATATGAAGCGTCGCAAGCGGACGAAGACGAGGGACTTTCTGAAATACTCGAAATGATGGGAGACAGGAGCGGGGGTTTCAGAATAGAGAGTATAAGGGAAAGCGCAGTGCGGACAAGGCTCATCATAGACCACATCAAAGAAATGATTGAGCACTATAAAATTTTCTGCGAGCGTTCCCCGAGAAGCGAGGACATGAGAAGATTCCGCATTATTCAACTTATGTATATCGGCGGCGAGTACAGAACACCGGAAGAAATTGCCGACAGCGAAAATATCGACAGGAGTACGGTTTACAGGGATATTGACGCGGCAGTAGAGCGTTTAACCGCTTTAATGTTCGGCATTGACGGGTTGCATTTACTCAAACATTAAACCGTGCGACAAATACGCGATTGACATAAGATACTTACAGTTGTTATAATGTAATGTGTAAAGCTCTGAAATGTCCCATTAAAAAATAGCTCCGTTCCTGCCGTTTGCTTCGACCCGTTGAAAGTGAAGCCGGTCAACCCCCGGCTTCCGAAACGGGTTTGAAAACGGCGAAACGAGCCTCTCTAACGCTCCTTAAAAAACTTCAAATATCCGCGCAAATACAGGCAAAAACACTTGACGGCAAGGCTTTCTTGTGTTAGAATGAAGATAGCAAACAACATCATTAAGGAGTAAGGATATGAGCATATACACGAGCAGGTATTTCAATCCGGAGTTAAAGAAAGGCTATTACACAGCCGTAAGAATATCAATCGGCACCCCGAGATGGGAGTTAGGTTATACTATCGCCGGTGAGATAAAAGACCTTATGCCTTTCGGACTTTTGGGAAAATACGATAACGACATGGCGGCGTTCAAAGCGGAATACTTCGCGAAGCTCGAAAAGGCTGGGGCGGATAAGATATTCAAACAGCTTATGCACTTCGAGAAAGCGGGGAAAGATGTTGTCCTGCTTTGTTATGAAGACGTTAGAAAAGGCGAGAACGACTGGTGCCACAGAGTTATGTTCGCCGAGTGGTGGTTGGAAAAGACCGGCGAAGTCGTTGCCGAGCTTCCAGACCCCTCTACGCCGAAAGTACCAAAGCCCCCAAAAAGCGCATTTAAGACCACCAATGAGATTAACCTTATACAACCCTTACCGGAGCAATTATCGTTAATCTAACAACTATACGGGGCTAATAAAGCCTTGTTACGCGGATTTAGCTCAACGTCAGAGCCTCGGCTTTCCAAGCCGAAGACGCGGGTTCGACTCCTGCAATCCGCTCCAAAAATTCAAGGCATCCGTTTTATACGGGTGCCTTTTCGATTATATTTTCAGAGAGGCGGTGCGGCAATGTTCCACGGTTCAATCCCCGCGTCTGTTCAGCAGATACTCGGCGATATTGTCAAGGGCTGGAAAGTGTCCGACATTTATGTTGGTTGTTCCGGCAACTTCACGATAGAACGTGTTTTACAAGGCGTTACCGCGGCATCGCTCCACAGCAACGACGTTACCATTTACTCCTGCTTACTCGGAGATTATTTTTCCGGTCAGAAGATTAACGCGCGATTCAAAGAAAGCTACACCGGACCGATGAGGTTTGTACGCGATTATATGAAGGACGACGCAAGCATAATCGCCGTCGCGATGTTGCTCTCTAAAATGGCAGTTTATCTCGGCTCAAAACCTAACGCTTATTATGACAAGATGATTGAGGCGTACACAGCACAATGGAAAGAGCTGTTCGATGCGACCGATACGAAAATGCGTAACATCAAACCGTTCTTAAAATCATTCTACGCCGGCGACGTAATCAAGTGGGTTGACGACGTTCCGCCGGAGCAGGGTTTTATCTGCTATCCGCCGTTCTACGCCGGAGACTACGAAAAGATGTTTGAAGTCATCGAGAGCGTCATTGAGTGGGAACCGCCCAAGTACGATATGGTTGACAAAGACAAAATATTTGAAATGTTCCGCAAGCTCACAAAGCGGGACTTTTTTATGTTCGGCACCAACGACGAGCTCCCGGAGTTCAAAGAACACCTTTGCGGAATAGCTCAAACGACAAACCGAGGCGTTCCGTTGTACGTTTATGCGAAAGCGAATAAAAGCAGGGTAATCCTGCCGAATCAAAACGTGTCGAGCCTTATGGTCGAGCGGTTAGGCGAGAACGAGGACATAGGCGACGGCATCAAGCTCATTGTTCTTAAATCGGAAAACTTTCACGCGTTACGTTCGCAGTATATGAACCCCTACATCAAGCCGGGTCAAGAATCAGCGTCATACGGCGTTGTGGTCGATAATAAGCTCGTCGGAGTATTCGCGTTCTCGGCATCTCCTACATTATCGAATTGGGGAAAGCATATTGAAACGCCCACAATGTACCTTTTAAGCGACTTTCCCATTGCGCCCACAAAATACAAGCGGTTAGCGAAACTCGTTTTATATGCGGCATTAAGCAAAGAAAGCAAGCTGTTAGCGGAAAGAATGTCAAACAAGCGTATGCGTTCGCTCATAACAACAGCCTTCTCGAAAAATCCCGTCAGTATGAAATATCGGGGTTTATTTCGGCTCTTGAATAAGAAAGAATTGCCGGGCGTGGAAGAGGGTGAAACCGATATGAGCAAGATTTATTATAATCAAGGTTATCAGCTAAATTACGGCGCGCTTCTCGGGCAGTGGACGCTCAAAGAGGGACTTGAAATATGGAAAAAGAAACACAGTCAAACGGAAGGGAGGGCGGAGGATTGAACGTCTATACAATCACCATAAATCCGCGCGAGATAAAACAGCTTGAACAAAACGCGCGGTATATGAAACACGAAGAGTTTACGCGCCTCGTTGAAAATGTTCGCAAAGACGGCAAGCTCACGTCCGCGCCGTTTCTTTGCAAAGAGGGCGACACTTATTTATGCTTATCCGGCAACCACCGCACACGCGCCGCGATTGAGGCTGGGCTTAAAGAGATAGTCTGCCTCGCTACCGATGACCCTTTAAGCGAAGAGCAAAAGATAGCAATACAGCTCTCTCATAACGCAATAACCGGTCAAGACGACCCGGCAACCCTTAAAGCCCTTTATGAGAAGATTCTTGACACCACGCTCAAAAAGTACAGCGGTCTCGACGACAAGACGCTCGAACTTCTCGACAAGTTTAACGCGTTCAGCATTTCAGAGGCAAACCTCAAATTTCAAACGCTTACTATGGTTTTCCTGCCGGACGAACTTTCAACGGCAAAAGAGATTATAGCGAAAGCGATAGAGCAATCCAAAACAGCCGATGAGATATGGCTTGCGAGAATGTCCGCTTACGACAAGTGGCTTGACGACCAAGAAATCGTTTCATCTGCTTATAATGTTAAAAACGTCGCGACCGCCGTTGACATTGTGTTAAAAGTATTCGAGCGAAATATGGCGCAGTTATCGGAAGCGTGGGAAGACAGCGATGACGACAAACGCTGGGTACCGATTGAAAGCGTTATCGGGCGTTCAAAGATTCCCGCAGAAAGCGCGAAGATAATCAGAAAAGCCCTCGACCGTATGACGGGAAGGGGAGACCTCACCACTAAAAACACGTGGCAGGGGCTTGAATACCTATGCGCTGATTATCTCGCGGTAGAGTAGGTATTATTATGGGAAGATACAAGAACCGCGAACCGTATAAATACGATTCCAATTATCACGACGCTTGGGTGTTTTCCCTTGCCATTAAGGGAGCTACCGACGAAGAGATAGCGGAGGCTTTTGGCGTTTCACGAAAGACCATTGAAAGGTGGTCGGAAACGACCGACGAGAAGGGAGAAAAGGTTTTAACCTCTTTCGGAGAAGCGAGACGAATGGGGAAACAGCAAGCGGACGCGCAAGTGGTTAAGCGGCTTTACGAACGCTGTTTAGGATACGACGTCACGGAAGCCCAACAGATTATAGAGCACGATTCAAAAGGAACCCCTCGGGTAAAAGAAACAAGAACCGTAAAAAAGCACGTTCCGCCGGACACGATGGCGATTATTTATTGGCTCAATAACAGGAGCAGGAAGACGGGAGAATGGAGCCAGCGTCAAGATATTAACGTCAATGTTGACGATTCTATCCGAAACGCTGTACACGAGCTCACGCTTGACGAAGCCCGTGAAAAACTCGCGGCTATCCGTTCCTCGAATAATGAAGAAGGCGGCTAAAAGAGAGCCTATTCCTCGCAGTCACATAACAGCCTTTGAGCGCGAAATGGAATTGTACATCGCGAGCAAAAGCTACGTTGACTATGTTCAGCTTGTACACGCGGGGCAATGGAAACGAGCCAGCCATCTTGACCTCGTTTGCAAAGAGTTAGAGCGCATTATGCGAGGCGAGAACGATAGGCTTATGATTTTTATGCCTCCGCGACACGGGAAATCAATGTGCGTCACCGAGACGTTCCCGTCATATTTTTTAGGGCACTATCCGCATAAGCGGGTTATGGAATTGAGCTACGGCGCGGAGCTCGCACAGGAGTTCGGGAAAAAGAACCGCGACAAGGTTTTTGAATACGGTTACGACGTTTTCAGAATACGCTTGTCGAACCAACAGGCGACTAAAACAAACTGGAAAATCGAGGGCACCGACGGGGGTATGTACTCCGTCGGCTTTTTCGGTTCAGTCACCGGACGCGGCGCGGATTTACTTATCGTTGACGACCCCATACGGAACAGAGCGGAGGCGGAATCGCAAACCTACCGCGAGAAAATATGGGCTGAATATCAGTCAACCGTAGCCACGCGCTTACACCCCGGCGGAGCTGTTATTATAATCCTCACCCGTTGGCACGAGGACGACCTCGCGGCACGTCTGCTCAACCCGGAATTTGGAAAGGTTGAAGATTGGAAAATCCTCTCGCTCCCTGCGATATGCGATAAAGAAGACGATTTACTCGGCAGGAAAATAGGCGAATCGTTATGGGCTGTCGGAGGTTATGACGAAGAGTGGGCGGCACAAAAGAAAGAAAATGTCGGCACTTATGCGTGGAACTCGCTCTATCAGCAACGCCCCACGCCGAGCTCCGGCGGACTGTTCAAACGCGAATGGTGGCAAAAGTGGAGAGAATTGCCGGGAGACCTTTTCGATTTTGTACAGTCGTGGGACTGCACGTTCAAAGATGCCAACACATCTGACTTTGTTGTCGGGCAAGTGTGGGCGAGGAGCAAGAAAAATCCCGCTAACCGTTATCTTCTCGACCAAGTGAGAGCGCGTATGACGTTCACGGAAACCGTCGAAGCTGTACGTACACTTTCAGCCAAATGGAAACAAACGACGCGCAAGCTCATAGAAGACAAAGCCAACGGCACAGCGGTTATGGACGTTTTGAGAAAAGAAGTCCACGGACTTGTACCGGTTGAACCGATGGGCGGTAAAGTCGTCCGTGCTCACGCGGTTACGGCTTGCGTTGAAGCCGGCAATGTTTTTATACCGGACGCGTCAATCGCACCGTGGGTACACGATTTTATCGAGGAATTGTCATCATTCCCGTCGGGAGCTCACGACGACCAAGTGGACGCGATGACGCAAGCCAACGCATATTACAATGACAGAGGCAAGTTCAACATACGTGCTTTAATATAAGGTGGTGAAATATTTTGTCGTGGTATCAAGTGCCTAACGGGTTAAAAGACTTCCGGCAGGACGGTTATGTCAATTTGCTTAACAAGTACGGAACGTCGCAGGATAATTCAACTGCTTACGAGTTTCAGCACGAGGGCATTGTTCCGGATATGTACCTCACGGAGCAGTACGAAATGAATGGTCTCTTCGCCAAAATAATTGACGCACCGGCGGAAGAGGCTGTAAAGCACGGCTTTAACCTCGGACTTAAAAATCCGGAAATAGAGACGTATATAAGCGAAATGCTGGACTGTCTTGATTGGGAAGAGAAAGCAAGCCAAGCTATAAAATGGTCGAGACTTTACGGCGGAGCGTTAGGTGTAATGCTCATCAATGACGGCGGCGGAATAGACGAACCGCTTAACTGGCGAAGAATCAAGGGGATTGAAGAGATACGCATTTACGAGCGAGCTCTTGTTTATCCGGACCAAGCCAGTTTATATAATTACGACCCGCGCGACCCGTTGAGAAGCTCTACGCCTAAATTCGGTATGCCGGAGTATTATCAAGTCAACAGCATTTTCGGACAGTTTTGGGTACACGAAAGCCGGTGCCTCATATTCCGCAACGGTAACTTGCCGGAACGCACCATGCAACCGTATTATAGGTTTTGGGGATTGCCGGAATATTTAAGAATCCGAAACGAACTCCGCGAAACCATAACGGCGCACGGCACGGGCGTTAAAATGCTTGAACGCTCGGTACAGGCGATTTATCAAATGCGCGATTTGGCAAGTCTGCTTGAAACAGACGAGGGGCTTAATATTGTGGTTAAGAGACTGCAAGCTATTGATATGGCTCGCGGTATACTGAACAGCATAGCCATTGACAGCGAGGGTGAGAGCTACGATTTTAAGACCATTCCGTTTTCCGGCGTCAAGGACGTAATCGACACCACCTGCAACCTGTTGTCTGCGGTATCAAATATTCCGCAGACAGTTTTATTCGGGCGTTCTCCTGCGGGGCAAAACAGCACCGGCGACAGCGACCTCGAAAACTGGTACAACTACATTGAGCGTAATCAAAAGCTCATGCTCAAAGGCAACCTTAAAACCCTTATAGACGTTATTATACGCGCAGGGCTTAAACAAGGGAAGATTGAAGAAGAGCCGGACATCAAGCTCACGTTCAACCCGATGTGGTCTATGGACGAATCGGAACAAACCGCGATAGACCAACAAAAAGCGCAAACGCAACAGATTAAAGCGCAGACAGCGCAGTTGTACGTTGATATGGGAGCACTCGACCCGTCGGAAGTACGCAGGGGCTTGGCAAAAGACGAAGGGTTTGAGATTGAAGAGCTCATCGGCGAAGAAGATGCCGAAAATGATTTATGGGGAGCGGAAGAGCAAGGCGCAAATACCGAGTTGAACGGCGAACAGGCAAGCAGTCTACGGAAAATCGTAAAAGCCTATAAAGCCGGGGAAATTAGCGGAGAATCCGCGCTTGCTACGATTATGTCGTCGTTCCCGTTCGGTCAAGAACAGGCGGAGGCAATGCTGGGCGGAACCGAAGACACCGAATATTCGGAGGTTTGATATGAACAGTACGGTTATGGCGCAAGCAGTCCAAGCGGCTGTAAAGTCTAAATTTCGCGGACAAAAGGTTTTGAAGTCAAAGGTTGTGCCTCGATACCCGGATAACCTCGCGAGAGAGTATCAGCGTATCACAAACACCTATATGACGCTGTTAAGTCAAACGGTTAAAGAACACCTTCCGGAAGTCCGCCGGGCTATTGCCGAGGAATACGCAAACGAAAATATGAGAAAAGACGACGATAACGGCGTCTTTTCCGTTGTTTCGCGAGTGTTTTTTAAGATTCAAACAGAGTTCGAGAAGAAAGCACAGACGTTCGGTCTTGAACAAAAAATAGCGAACCTCGCGAATCTGACGCGCAAGCTCAAAATAAGAGAGTGGAAACGCGTTGTCAAGAACACGCTCGGCATTGACATTATGGAAGATTATTATATGGGCGAGTTTTTCCGTAGCACTATGGAATTGTGGACGCAGAGAAATATTGACCTCATTAAGTCCGTCCCCCAAAAAACAATCGCCGATATGAGAAACATCATACTCGAAGGGTACAGAACCGGCAGAACCAACACGGACATAGGAAAAGACATACAGGAAGCCTACGGCATAGAGCGGAGAAAAGCGCAGTTTTGGGCGAGAGACCAAATGGGAAAGCTCAACTCTGATATAACGGAAGCACAACAAAAAGACGCGGGAGTGCAAGAGTATATATGGAGTGATTCCGACGACGGACGAGTTCGCCCTTGTCACGCTTACCTTAACGGCACACGTCAGCGGTGGGATTCTCCGCCGGAAATATGGTATATGACAAAATCGCGAGGACGGGTTTACACGGGAAGGCGTTGTCACCCCGGTCAAGATTATGACTGCCGTTGTATTCCGCTCCCGGTGTTTAACCTGCCGGGGCTTGACCTCCCGTATGAGAAAGGAGAGGGATAATGATTTATCCGAGAGAAAGTCCGCAGAGTCTCGGTTTTGAAGCGGGTTTACTACAAACACATTTGTACTTTGATAATATGACAGATTTCCCTAACCTCCCCGGTCTTAACCGTGTTGCTCCGGGAAGCGACGCAATGTGCATAGATACAGGCGACGTCTATATTTTACGCGGCGATACCGGGAAATGGGAGGTATTGTAATGGCAGAAGGGATAGGAATACTTATTCGCTCGTGGGTGCGGAATTATGTTGCCTCCGTCGCGTTGAACGGCGTTCCCGTAAACTATCCGAAAGTAGTAAACGGAACGTGGCAAGTATTCAACCCCGTAAGCAATACGTGGACGGACACGGGAATTTTTGCGCGAGGCAGTAAGATTCGCATAAATTCCGTTACGGGGAATTGGGAAATCAGCGAGGACGACGGAGCGACGTGGATTGATACGGGAGCGTCGGCAAGGGGATTACAGGGTGAACAGGGTTTACCGGGGCAGAAAGGCGATACAGGCGATAAAGGTGACACGGGAGCAACAGGCGCGGACGGTTTTTCGCCGATAATTACAGTCAAGACCAATACCGCTACCCAATATGTGCTGACGATAACAACCAAAACAGGCGCGTTCGATACGCCGAACCTTATGGGGCAAGGTAACGGAACTGGCGCAGTGAACAGCGTTGATATTGTCGCGGGGGAACTCTTGTTCGAGGTGGATATTACCGACCCCGCAAACCCGCGAATAGGCAGTACGCAGAAGTTACAGGACGCAGTTGCAAAAGCGGAAACGGCATTGCAGTCAAGTGACTTAACGGGCTTCGCCACCGAAAACTATGTTGACGGCGCAATCGCTGACGAGGTAACGGCGCGAAACGCGGCAATCGCCGCCGAAGCGACCGCGAGAGATACCGCAATCGGCACACACGACAGCGATATTAACGCACACGCCGATATTCGCGGCGAGATTTCCGATATAAACGCGCTTATCCCGAATCAAGCAAGCCCGACAAATCAACTTGCGGATAAAGCGTTTACTAACTCGTCGATTAACAACTTGGCG